CTTGGGAAGATTTTCCCTGAAAATGGAACGACCAGACACTATGAGTGAGCCTCTGGCCGACTCTGGGAGCGATTCAAGAGACATCGCCCGAACTAGGGACGAATCGACTTACCGTGGTGTGCCAAACCCACGAATTCACACAAAACTTACCGATTTACCCTCTCACGGCGAGCAAATGATCCGATTTTGCGAGGAAATCGGGTACGAGTTGCTCCCTTGGCAGCAATGGCTAGCCCATCATTCGCTTAAATACAAGCCCGATGGCCGATGGGCGCACCCAGTTGTGACCCTGTTGTGCGCACGTCAGCAAGGTAAATCGACGTTTATGGCGCTCCAAATTTTGTTTAGAATTTACGTTCTGAAAGAAAAATTACAAGTCCACACGGCTCACAAACTGACCACAAGCGCCGAATTGTTTTACAAAATCTATGGAATCATTGAGCAGACTCCCCGACTAGCCGCGGAATTCACTAAGAAGCTCGAAAGTAAAGGATTTCAAGAATTGCAATTCACGGAAGGCCGTAGATATATCGTCCGAGCCAATAACTCAGCTGGTCGAGGTATCGCCGCGCCGGAATGTATTCACCTCGATGAGGCAAGAGAGTATAAAGACGAAGACGTTTGGTCTGCCCTGCGTTATACCCAAATGGCTAGCCCGAATCCTCAAATATGGGTTTATTCCAATGCCGGCGACCAGCACTCAATAGTGTTAAACAAATTACGGGAACGAGCTTATGCTGCCGTTCACGGATCTGGTGACGATATCGGTTGGTTCGAGTGGTCAGCGCCTAACGGAATTAAATTCGATAACTCACCTGACTTTTGGCTAGGTGTCTGCCAAGCCAATCCGTCACTAGGCCACACCGTCCATCCGGATAATATCCGCGCCGTCTTATCGGATCCCGAAGACATTGTGCGCACAGAAGTTTTATGTCAATGGGTCGATACTATCAATCCGGTTATCAGTCCGTCTCAGTGGGAGAGTTGCAAAGTCGAGGGTCTTCGCCTCAACCCTGAATCTGATACTTGGTTGGCCATCGATCTCAGTCCAGATCGCAAGCAAGCCGCGCTAGTAGCAAGTCAAAAGCTCGAGGGTGACAGATTCCAAGTGATTCTGCTTCAGACTTGGCATAATCCTGCCAATCTTGATGACAAGGCCCTAGCCAATGACTTGGCGGATTGGGTGCGAAAATATCCGGTGCAACTCGTTGCCTATTCAGCGAGAACTGCTTCGGCCGTAGCCGCGCGATTGGCTCCGGCTGGAATTAGGACTGAACCAATTGATGGTCTTGACTATGCGCAAAGCTGCGATGAGTTACTGGGAGCAATCTCATCTCAGCGGTTGGCTCACTCGGGACAAGATGAGCTGACTAAACATTGCCTAGCCGCCGTCAAGTTGCCTTTCGGTGACGGCGGTTGGGTGATGGGTCGTAAAGTCTCCAATGCGATTATCACTGGGGCCGTGGCTTCCGCAATGGCTACTCATTACGCCACTAAAGCAAATGATGGCGTCGATATAGTTATCTTGTAACACGACGCCCTTACAATAAACGCTTAATGGGTGCTATCAGAGATTTCTTCTTTCCACAAATAACAAGCGTCAAGCCTGACACAGGAACCGACGTTGCCGCTGCCCTCACGCCAATTCAATTGACCGAGAATGTCTATGGCATCCTCGATGGTTCAACGACCACGAGCCGCCGCCTTGCAATGTCAGTGCCAGCAGTCGCTCGCGCTCGTAACATTATTTGCGGGACAATCGGTTCATTGCCTCTGGAGCAATACAACAAATTGACCGGTGCGCACGTCGAGCCACTTCGCGTTATCAATCAGCCAGATCCTAGAGTCGCTGGTTTCGTTATTTACAATTGGTTGGCCGAGGACATTTGGTTCTATGGCGTTGGCTATGGACAAGTTCTCGATATGTATTCCGCAACCGATGGCGGAAAGATTCGCGCTTGGACTCGCGTCAGTCCAGATCGAGTCACTGTCCAGACGAATCCAAAATCTACGGAGATTATTGGATATTCGGTTGATGGAATTCCAGTGCCGACTCAAGGTATTGGATCATTGATTCGTTTCGATGGCCCAGATGAAGGATTTTTATTTCGCGCTGGTAAGACTGTTTCGGCTGCCGTCTATCTGGAGAACGCAGCAGTCAATTATGCAAAAGAGCCAGCGCCAAGCGTTGTTCTCAAAAGCAATGGCACAAATTTAACCGCCGAACGCGTCGCATCCTTGCTTACCGCTTGGAAGACTTCGCGTCAATCTCGTTCCACTGCATTTCTTAACGCTGATGTCGATATTAAAGAATTTGGTTTTGATCCAAAATCAATGCAGCTCACCGAAGCTCGTCAATACTTGGCTTTAGAATTAGCTCGAGCAGCTGGAATTCCAGCCTACTTTTTGAGCGCCGAAACGACCTCGATGACATATTCCAATTCTGTCAATGAACGGCGCTCACTGGTCGATTTCTCATTGCGTCCATTACTTAGCACAATCGAAGCCCGTCTATCCCTTCCAGATTTCGTTCCAGCGACAAATGAAGTTCGTTTTGATCTTGATGATTTCTTGCGCGGCAATCCTTTGGAAAGAGCGCAGGTTTATCAAATCCTAAATACCATCGGTGCGATGAGTATCGAGCAGATTCAAGAGGAAGAAGACCTAATCCGATGAAAATAAATATGCCAATGACCGTCACGGCGGCCGATACCGTTAAGCGCACAATTAGCGGCACTATCGTTACTTGGAACGAGCAAGGTAATACCAGCGTCGGGCCAACCGTCTTCGCAGCTGATTCGATTGAGATGAAGCCAGTCAAATTGCTACTCGAACACGACCGGACACGTCCAATCGGCAAATTAGTTGCCCACGAAGTAACACCGACAGGAATCGTCGCAACTTTCAAGATTGCCAACACAATGGCAGGAGAAGATGCGCTCGTCGAAGCCACGGAAGGTCTTCGCGATGGTTTTAGCGTTGGCGCTCACATCAACGAATGGACAAACGACAAGGGCGTTATGCAAATTACTGCCGCAACGCTTGATGAAGTTTCATTGGTGACAGATCCAGCAATCGATTCGGCTCGCGTTAGCGAAGTCGCCGCTTCAGAAAACGAAGCACCACAAGATTCTGCTCCAGCATCCGCCGAAGCAGACAACCCAACCGAAGGAGAACAAGTGTCAGACACTACCGTTCCAGCTCCTGCCGAAGAAACGGTAGAAGCTGCCAAGGTTGAAGCCGCTGCGCCACGTCCAGCGTTCTTCACCGCTCCTCGAATCGAACTCTCGAAAGAGAAGTATCTCGAGGCATCAATTCGCGCCAAAGTATTTGGCGATGAAGCATCCATTCAGTATCTCCGCGCTGCGGCTGATACCACTGACAACGCTGGTCTCGTACCAACACGTCAGCTCACCGAGGTAATCAATCCTCTTTCCAATGCTGATCGTCCGTCCGTTGATGCAGTAAGTCGCGGCGTTCTTCCAGACGCAGGTCTCAGCTTCGAAATTCCGAAGATCACCGCAGTTCCAACAGTGGCAGAAACTGCCGAAGCTGGAGCACCATCCGAAACAGATCAGAACGTTTCTTACTTGACAGTCAATGTCAAGAAGTACGCAGGACAACAAACATTCTCAGTTGAACTTCTCGACCGTTCAAGCCCAGCGTTCTTTGCTGAACTCGTTCGTCAAATGGAGTTCGCATATGCAAAGGCAACAAACGCAGCAGTTTCAGCTGCTCTTGTGGCTGGCGCAACAGACGGCGGAAACCGCACTCTCTCAGCTGCAAATCTCCAAGATTTCGTAGCAGATGCAGCAGTTTCGATTTACAAGGGAACTCTCGGATTCGCTCAGAATCTCGTCGTTTCCCCTGAGCAATGGGGCAACATTATGGGCCTTGTTGATGGCTCAAACCGTCCGCTATTCACTGCAATCAACCCACAGAACGCAGGTGGCGCTCTTGCTGCTGGAACCGTTCGCGGAAACGTTGCAGGTCTTGCACTTTACGTCGATCGTTCTCTCACCACTGGTTCTGGTGTCGGCGACGGAACAATGATTGTCGTAAATCCTGAGTCATACACTTGGTATGAATCTTCACGCTTCCGCCTAGAATCCAATGTCATTGCGAGCGGCCAGATTTCTGTCGCTTACTATGGCTACGGCGCAATCGCGACAAAGGTCGCGGCTGGCGCTTACAAGTGGATGGTTGCGTAGTTAAATCCCAAAAAGTGACGGCCAGTCCGCTCCCGAGCTGGCCTGTCACCCTCTAGATCGAAAGGAAACGAGATGCCATCGATAGTTACGGCTTCAGAACTAAGGACCATCCTTGGCGTCTCGTCTTCCCTATATTCAGACGCTTATTTGACCGACATCGTCGATGCGAGCGAGAATCTTGTTTTGCCAATGCTCTTGACGTTTCAGAGCAAAATTAACAAAGTTAGATTAGAAAATAATGTCGCCTATTTTCACACCGCGACAATTCACGAATTTACCGAGGGACAGTCGGTTATTATCACAGGTGTAGGATCACCGTTTAATGGAACCGTCACTGTCACCGCTGATGAAATAACGCCTTATGTATTTACCGCCGCCGTCACAAATGCTGACATATTGGAAAAGAACATTATCCCAGCAGGAAACGCTGCGCTCTCTGGCGCATCAACCTATGTGGGAAATGCAAACGTCGAAGCTGCAGTTCTGGCTATTTCTGTCGAAATCTTCCAAGCCCGAACCGCTGCTGGCGGATCAATCGAAGGCATCGATTTCGCAGTAACGCCATACAGACTTTCTAAAAATCTGCTGGCAAAGGTGACTGGTCTTCTCGGCCCCTACCTCGATACTGACGCGATGGTGGGTTGATGCCTACCTCAACTGTTCTTTCTTCTATCCGGACACCGCTGGCAACTGCTCTCGCTTCCGTTTCGGCTAACGTCTATTCCTACGTTCCCGAAGCGGTGCAAGTACCGGCGGTTATTCTTGTTCCAGATTCGCCTTATCTCGAATTGAACACAATCAACGATTCAACGATTCACGCCAAGATCAATATGACGATTACTTGCGGAGTCGCCTATCTTTCCAATCCAGCATCACTCGATAATCTCGAACAATTGATTTTTCAAGTTTTGGCAGTCATACCGGACGGCTACACAGTCGGTCCAGTAGAGCGGCCATCGGTTACGCAAGTCGGAGCGGTCAATTTATTGGTCGCTGATATTCGCGTTTCCACCTATTACACCCAAACCAACTAAGGAGAAAACGTGGCAACCACAGTCATCACCGGTCGCGACATTTCGCTATCTTTCACAGGTGGAACAGATATCGAAGCGCAAGCGACTAATGCTGTATTGACCAAGACTCACGTCCGCGAGACTTATCAGACTCTCGATGGTGAGGCTTACAAAACAGTTAATTACGAAGGCACTTTCCAACTCGATATGCTCGCAGACTGGGGTAAAACTAACTCCGTATGCGAAGCACTTTGGGCAGCTGCCGAGTCAGCACCAGATACAACCATCAGCGTAACTCTTACCGCTGCTACAGGCGCTCAATTTGTTTTCCCAATTCTTCCTGAGTTTCCAACCGCAGGTGGATCCGGAATTGACGCTCAAACAGTATCCTTCACCTTCAAGGTGTCGAAGGGCGACGTAACAGAGACATTCAGCTAAGAGATCGGAGCATCGGGAGATGAAGTTATCAATCACAATTAAATATGTTACGGGCGAGTCGGTTACTTATGTAGCCGGCTTACCCGAATGGGCTAGATGGGAACGCAAAACTGGCAAATCGATTTATTCGATGAAGGATATTTCGGCTTACCAACAAGCGGACTTCTTAGATCTTGCCTACTTCGCATATAAGCGCGAAGCAGGTGGGAAGCCAACCAAATCGCAGGAAGTCTGGGAGTTATCCATAGACGAAATGCTGATTGGAGATGAGGCCCCAAAAGTTACGAGTCCGGAAGCGTAAATCGGCTAATAGTCGAAGTCGCAATAGCGACCGGAATACCGATGAGCGAATGGACGGACATCGAGCAAGTTCTAACGGCGATTGAGATATTGAAGGAGCGCAACGGACGTGGCAAATGAGCCAATCACCTATGACAAGCGCGAACTTCGTTCAATCATTACCGCGTTCAAGGCGATGGACGATGAAGCTATTGATGCGGCTAAACGCGAGAGTTCTGCGTTGGCTCAATATGCCGCAAACGAGATTAAGGCCTACGGCATCACAAGAACCTTTGGACAAGCCGTTGTCGATCGCATTACTTCTGGCGTTAAAGTTTCCAAGACCTCGAAGGTTGGCGAGTTCTCTTATGGATTCGCGTCTCAGCGTTTCTCTGGTGGAGGATCGACTAAAGACCTCTGGGCAGGTTACGAATTCGGATCTAATCGTTATCGTCAGTTCCCACGGCGCACCCCCAGACAAGGCCGAGGAAATTCTGGCTATTTCATCTATCCAACACTTCGCAAAATTCAGCCTCAATTGATTGGTCAATGGGAAAATGCGTTCTCAAAGATTGTCGGAAAGTGGGATGACTAATGGCCGGAAGTAGAACCCTTAAGTTATCGATTCTCGCGGACGTAGATGATCTAAAAAAGAAGCTCGACGTTGGCTCAAAAGAAGTCGAAGGTTTTGGCGGTCAAATTGAAAAGTTCGGCAAGATTGCTGCTGCCGCTTTCGCCGCTGCCGCCGCTGCCGCTGCTGCTTACGCTGGCAAATTGGCAATTGAAGGCGTCAAAGCTGCCATTGAAGACGAAGCAGCTCAAAAGCGTTTAGCCACTGCCTTAACAAACGTCACTGGTGCAACCGAAGATCAAATTGCGGCGGTTGAAACACAAATCGCAAAACAATCACTTGCCACCGGCGTCGCCGACGATAAATTACGTCCAGCATTACAAAGACTTGCGACATCAACCGGCGACGTTCAAAAATCGCAAGATCTTTTAAACTTAGCACTTGATATTTCAGCAGCAAAAGGAATTAGCGTTGAGACTGCCGCCAATGCTCTTGCCAAAGCCTATGATGGCAACAATGGCGCTTTAACTCGATTGGGCGTTGGTTTATCAGCCACCGAAATGAAAACTCTTGGTTTTGAAGGAACAGTCAAACAATTAGCAGAAACTTTTGGCGGAGCAGCCACCGTTCAAGCAAATACTCTCGAGGGACAAATTGCAAGATTGAAAGTCGGTTTCGATGAAGCGAAAGAAGCAATCGGCGCTGGGTTATTGCCGATTGTTCAAAAGTTATTAGATTATTTCGTTAATACCCTTATTCCTAAATTTCAAGAAGCCAAACGCGCAGCCATTGATCCAATTATCCAAGCCTTTAGAAACAATGAAGATGCATTACGGGATTTATGGTCTTTTATTAAAACTTATTTAGTACCAATTTTTGAGACTGCCCTTGTGGGCGCAATTAAATCGGTTGGAGCGACCATTGCCGGAATCATCACAATCGTCGGAACAGTCACAAGCAAAGTCAAAGAATTGGCAAATGACGTAATAGATGCAGTTAATAAAATTATTCGCGCATATAACGCGATTCCTATTTTGCCTAACGTTTCAACCATTCCAAATATCAAAACTTCCTCAAGTGCTATGACTGGTAGTATTCCGACCGCCAATTTGCCTTTTGGCGGAGGTTCGGTCATACCTTCGGGAACGGTGACAGGTGCAGGCGTTCCGTCTGGATCGTCAGCTAGCACCACGACCAAAACAGTCGTACCAGTGACAACCGGAACGATGCCTACCTTTCCCACTTCTGGCGCTGCTGGTGCCGGTATAACGGTTGGAAGTACCTTTAATCCCGCATCGTTTAGAATGGCGGAAAACCGCGGCGATATAATTGTCAATGTCAATTCACCGTCAATCATCGACCGCGAAGGGTTCAGTCGCGCCATCGTCGATGCTCTTAACCAATCATCTGATCGAGGAACTGGCGGCGGCGGCGACATCCGCACCGCTCAATTGGCCGTATGACCGCTTGGACTCCCCAATATCGAATTCTTATTAATGGCAATGATGCCACTGATTTGACTTTGGTCGGCTTCACCATTACTTGTGGCCGTACTAACGTCAATTCACAAGCTCAAGCCGGCTATGCCAACTTGCAAATCATCAATAGTTCCAATCTTACTTTCACTTGGTCGGTCAATACTTCGGTCACCGTCGAAGTCAAAAATTCAACTGGGTCGGCTTGGATTCCAATTTTCGGCGGACGAATTTCAGACGTCACGACTTTAGTTCGCAGTGCTGGATCTGCTGCCTATGTAACTCAAATAAATGTGATTGCTTTGGGAGCACTGTCTCGCCTTGCCAAAGCCGTCTGGACTTCTTCGCTGGCGCAAAATAAAGATGGCGATCAAATTTATACCATTCTCAGCGACCTTCTAACAAATAATTGGAACGAAGTTCCACCTGCTCAAACTTGGGCTACTTACAACGCAACAGAAACTTGGGCCAATGCTCAAGACGTTGGACTTGGAGAGATTGATCGTCCCGGCCAATATACGATGGAACAAAGACCTGCGAACCCAGTCGATTTCTATTCAATAGTGACGACAATCGCCAATTCTGGTCTGGGTTATATTTATGAGGACGCCAATGGAAATGTTTCTTATGCGGATGCGGCTCATCGTCAGAATTATTTATTGGCCAATGGTTATACCGAATTGGACGCTCGCCAAGCCTTTGCCTCTGGTATTCGGCAAACCGTTAGATCTGGAGCTTTAGTCAATAAATACCAAGTCAATTACGGCAATAATTACGGTAGCTCAAAGACTTCCGAAGACTTAAGTTCCCAAGCTCTGTACGGCCTTTATTCGGTTTCGGAAAATTCGCTGATTCACGACGCAACGGATGCCCAAAATGTCGCAGATCGCTTTATCAAACTTAGGGCCTATCCACGCGCCCAATTCGAGTCCATAACTTTTCCTTTACAAAGTCCAGAAATTGATGATTCAGATCGAAATGCGTTATTGGGTGTTTTTATGGGACAACCAATCAAGGTTACCGATTTGCCTCCAAATATCTATAACGGAGAATTTACGGGCTATATTGAAGGTTGGACTTGGAACAGCACCCTTAATGGACTGAGCCTGACGTTTTTCGCATCGCCGACTGAATTTAGCGCCTTAGCTCAAAATTGGGATCAAGTCAATATACTAGAAAAGTGGAATACGCTAAGCAATACCCTACAATGGGAAGACGCGATTGGAGTGATTAGTTAATGCCGACAACATCGAATTTTGGCTGGACGACGCCAGCTGACACGGATTTAGTTAAAGACGGCGCTTTGGCCATTAGGACGCTTGGTAATGGCGTCGATACATCAATGGCGCAACTGAAAGGCGGCACCGCAGGACAAATTTTGAGCAAAACCAGTGGAACGGATATGGCTTTCACTTGGATTAATAACGATCAAGGAGACATAACAGCGGTTAATGTAACGTCTCCAATTACGGGTGGCGGCACCAGTGGATCAATAACAGTTGGAATTCAAGACGGCACAACAACGCAAAAAGGCGCAGTTCAATTAGAAAATTCAATTTCAAGCACATCCACTACAACCGCAGCAGTTCCGGCTTCGGTTAAATCAGCTTACGATTTAGCAAATGGAGCAATTGCAAAAAGTTTAGTTGATTCAAAAGGTGATTTAATCGCTGCGACGGCTAACGATACTGTTACTCGTCTGGCAGTCGGAACTAACGGTCAATACCTATCTGCCGATAGCACGGCAGCAACTGGTTTATCTTGGGTGACTCCAGCGTCCGGAGCATTGGTCAAAATTGCAAGTGGAACAATATCCGGAACATCAATGAGTTTTGATAATGTTTTTAGTTCTACCTATGACAATTATTTGATTTGCTGGTTAGTCCGAAATTGCGATGGCGAACAAAGATTGAGATTCAGAGTTTCTGGAGCCGATGATACAAACGCCAATTATCGTTATTCCAATATGGAAGTCAGTGCTGCAACAACCCCAGCTTGGGCAGCTCAAGGTGGCGGCGTTGGAACAACATACGCTTTAGGATTGCCGGCTGGTAGTGGTTCAATAAGATATGGATTTTATGCAAATGTCATAACTCCATTTGATGCTTCTGTTGTCACGACTTACACCGGTTTTGGATACGCAGGACCAAGCCGTTACCTTAACGTTGGCGGCGGAGTAAATGATAATAAATCATTTGATGGATTCACCATTTACAATACAGGTTCAACTTTCACAGGAAGTTATCAAATTTATGGCTACGCTAAGTAAGACAATAATCGATGTGGCAACAGGTGAAGAAATTACTTTGCCTTTCACAGAAACCGAAATTGCCGCTCATTTAGCGGAACAGAAAAGAATGGCGGACGAGGAAGCTGTTTTGTTGGCAGAAGAAAAAGCAAAAGCAAATGCCAAAAAAATTCTATTGGAAAAACTTGGCATTACCGAAGACGAAGCCAAACTCCTTCTAGGCTGATGGCTAAACTTTGTAAAGCCGGTCAGCAACTTCGGGAGCAAATAGATGACGACTATCCTGATCGCGACCGCAAGTCTGATGGCTGGATTGCTGATGGTCGCCATATGGCGAAAGGCACTTCAGACCATATACCGCAAGATGGAATAGTTCGCGCCCTTGATATCGATGCTGATCTCAATGCACACAAAGAAGAGGCTTACGCCCTTGTGGAGAAAATTCGGAAGTGTGCAAAGCGAGGCGATAAGCGAATTAAATACATCATCTATGACGGCAAGATTATGAGCCCGATATTGAATTGGAAGCGTAGGTCGTACCGAGGCGTTAACCCTCACCGATCACACTTTCACGTCAGCTTTACAACTTTGGGAGATAAAGACGGCAGTTGGTTTGACCTCGAAGGAGACAAAAATGCAGGAATTCAAAAAGATGGCAGAAACGTGGGCGAAGACTTTCCTCGCGACGGCTCTATCAACGTACCTCTCAGTGGGTCTTCAACCCGATTACATTCTCAATGCGGCACTTGTGAGTGTGTTGCCTTCCGTGATTAATTGGCTTAACCCCAATTACGAGCGTTATGGCAAAGTCCGGTAATGGACGCCAACACCATTGCTGGATTCGTTGCCTCAGTCCTCGGATCAATCGCCCTCTTAATTGCTGGCCTTCGTTACATCATCAAACTTGAAAACATTCCCATTGTGTCGCGCCTCGACAAGATGGAGTCTCAGTTAGAATTAGCCCTCCAACCAAAGGCGGCTAGAAGTGGCAACAAGAAAACGCGTTAAAAAGCCAGTCAAGAAGGTGGCAAAACGTCGCAAAACGACGAAAGAAACGCCACTGACTAAACTGGATTTTTGGGCTATTGCCGCCAATGAGGTTTATATGGCTTGCCGTAAAGCTGGGATGGATGAGGGAACTGCGCTGGCTTTTGCTATGGATCGCAGCTCATATCCCGATTGGATAGTCCCAATGGATGATCCGATACGAAAGCCGGACTTCGACGAGGATGAGGACGAATAAATTTATCTTCGCGAGGTTGAACTATTCGAGGCGTTAAAGGCCGTATATCCCGACCTTACGCCAGTTTCACCGACCGACAAGCACGACGGCATTACCCACGACGCATATATCGAACTGAAGTGTCGCCGCACCCATTACCCCACTCTTTTGATTGAGAAGAAGAAGTGGGATTACTTGGCCGAAATAAGGGCTAGAACGGGCGCTAGGACGCTTTATATCAATTCCACCCCACACGGAGTCTATCAGTTCGACTTAGGGGCTATAAAGGCCCCAGAATGGCAATTAAGGCCACTTCCCGACAAAACCGACTTTGCCAATCGAGGCACAATTGAGAAAGAGTGCGGCTTCCTAGATATTCAACACGCCGAGCTCCTACTTGTCTAAATAGATTTTCCTAAATACATTTATCCCACTAAATCCATTTTCTAGGGTTTAGAAGGGAGAGTAAGTGATAAATAATCCGAAAGTAATTCGATTTGATTCTACTTCGGGTGCTTGGTCTGACGGTGCTAATTACGTCAAAGGCCAGATAATCCGCCGGTATGCAATTGAGTCGCTTGGGCGCAAGTCTGCCCGAGGTCGTTTAAGCCGTGAAGAAATCTCGGCATATTGGCTAGATCGATTTGGGGTGAGTGCGGATGTGGAGTAGATATTCAGACGCAATCATTTTTGTTTCGATAATTGGCGTTCAATTCTTAATCTGGCGCGCTTATGTATCTGTCAGAGCAAAGGCCTTCAATGAGGGTTTCAAGCGAGGAAGGGCCTCGGTGCAATATGTCAGAGAGAGAGCTTAATGAATGGATTGACGACGCTCGTAACACCCTCGAGGACAGGGGGTACGAATATGGTGACCCGAGGAGCAATCTATTACGCATTTACAAAATCGCGAGAGAACTCGGTGTTCAGCTCAGAGACCCAGCTGACGTGGCGACTATCTTTATCGCAACGAAACTCAGCCGAATGGTGGCAAGTCCAATGCGCGAAGATTCGTATCTCGATCTCATTGGGTATTCCGGAATTTTGGCTCTCTGCCGATTTAGCACACCAGAAGATTGGGACGACGTTGAGCTTAAGTCGCAATCATAATCAGCGCCAATGGTGCGATATATGCAAAAGCCGCTGGGGCCAATTAAAGGACGGATCTTGGCATCCGTTGGCCCAATCGCCAGCAATATGGCGAGTGCAATCAGAGACACCTATCAGAAAAGCACAAGTCCGGTTCTATTGCCAACCTTGTGCTAATGATGTCCAAAACTGGCCAGATGGAACCTTCTGGTCACTCAAAGAACAATTAGATTATGCGATCGAACAGTTCGCAGGGAGCGAGAAATTAAATGTCGAATTACCTCGATGACTACGTATCAGTGCAAGACCGATTGAAGGAGTTCATCAATGCTTATCCAGACTATCGGATTAAAACTCACGTTTTGGAGGAATCATTATCGCCTAATTGTGATGTTTATATTGTTAAGTGTGAGTTGTTTCGGACTGAAGCTGATGCTGCGCCTTGGACGACGGGACTTAGCAGCGAATCTAAACAAAAGCAGTATGCCTTGGAATTGGCAGAGACGGGATCTTTGGGTCGAAGTCTCAATCTTGCTGGATTCTTTGCTAAACCGCAGGGAGGACCTAAAAAGCCTATTCAGACCACAAAACCTCAATTGGCTGAATTCATCAAAGAGCAACGCCCCAACGATCCTGAGCCGATTATCTGGGACGTTACGGCTATCGCAGAAGAATTCGGAGCCGAAGTAATTGATGAGATTCCTATCTGCAATCACGGCCCAATGATCCTGAAGCAAGGCAACAAAGAGGGCAAGGAGTATCGCGGTTGGGTCTGCACCGAACGCAATAAATCAGCTCAATGTCCAGCCCGATGGATGAAGATCGGATCAGATGGTAAGTGGGCGTTTCAGAAGTGATTGAAGAAATCCACCCATTTCATTGCGCTCAATGCAAAAAAGCGACACCCCACCGAGGCGTTAATGCGTATGAGAGCGAGATAAAAGAGGGGGAAATTATCTGGCTGATGGAATGTCAGAATTGCTTCGAGCAGCGCCTTATCGATCCAGCTGAGAGATTGGCTAATCGGGAAGATGACATTACTCGATGCGATCAATGTGGCAATTACAAGATGAAGGCCGCTAAATGCCGAATCTGTAAAATAGTCGATGGGCAAGAACGCATAAAAGAGCGGTACTGGAACGGTAACGCCACCTTGGAAAGGTTCATCGATGCCGATATATGAATTCAAGTGCGATAAATGTGAGGCTATTAAGGATGTCGCGCTTGGATTCGACCAGCCTAAAGAAATAACCTGCGATCATTGTGGAGTGCTGATGTGGCGAATATGGACGGCCACACCGACACATTTCAAGGGAGAAGGATGGGCAGGGAAGACAAAGTAAAGCGAAGCACCCACTCAATTGCATATATCCGGCAAATGCTTGAGTGGGGCTTTGATAAAGAGTTTATTGCCCGAGATATGGGCGTCAATGTGGCTTCATTAGAAGTCCGGTTAAACAGAGCAAAGAAAAGGGAGCAAGATGGCAATCAAGGATCTGAGTCTGAAACTGGCGGCAATAAGCCTTCTAGCCGACCAAGCCAAACGCCTGAAGGATGAGCTGAGGGCTGAATTACAGACCCAAATGAATGAATTGGGCGCTGATCGAGTAAAGGCTGAATTAGGCGATGAGGTGGTCGCTTATATCACCACAACAAAGCCGAAATTCAAGTGGATAATTAAATCAGACCGTAAGTTCGTTGAATGGGTAAAAACTAATGTCCCAAGTGAAATAGTTGAATCGGTAAGAGATTCGTCAGTTGATGCGATATTGGATAAATTCAATTACGTGGATGAATTGGTTATTGATCCGAATGGTGAGCCGGTCGATTGGTTGGAAGGCAGCGAATCAGAGCCTTATCTGACCACTAAATTCCACGGCGATGGCAGAGAAAAACTAAGAAATGCCATAATTGGATTAAATGGAAGCCAAGAGATTGACGTGAGAAAGGTGCTTGAACTGGAATGATTGATGACATCTACCCAATTCGTAGATCCATCGATGACCACGTTGATTCAATAGATAATCAGATAACAATGTAGCGAAAGGCTCTGACCTGCGGTTATGTTCCCTTACTTGACAACGATGATAGACTCCCTGCGAGGCGGGGCCCGAAGGCAGCCCGTCGCAGAGCGCTTAGGGCAGCCCTTTGTCTTTCGTCTGATGACTCTGACCCTTCTAGCTGCCGTTTTCACAAATATAAATACAACGCCATCAAAAGCAGATATGAATCTCAAGTTGTATGCATACAATCAAATGAGTTGGAAAGAGTTTCAGTGTTTTAATTGGTTGATTCATTATGAGTCAAGGTGGAACCCGAAGGCTAAGAATGGCTCGCATTATGGGCTTGGTCAGATGCGCTCTACTTGGTATAGAGACCTTAGTCCTCGAGGACAAATACAAGCTTCGATTAAATACATTCATCATCGCTACGGCGATGCTTGTAAAGCTTTAGATCACTTCGATCGTAAGGGCTGGCATTGAGTAAGCGTTACCATTCAGCCTACTATCAGCGCGTCCGTAAGGAAGTATTGGAACGCGATTATTACACTTGCCATTACTGCGGCCAAGAAGCCAATACAGTTGATCACGTTATACCTATCAGCAAGGGTGGCACCGATGAAGCGACCAATATGGTTGCAGCTTGTATCAAATGCAATAGTGGTAAGCGCGATCGTATGACCCCCAGCTTTTTTGTGCGCACATCGGCAC